GAATAGTCTACCACTTCCTGCATTTGTAGCACCAATAGGAATAGCAAAAGGTCCAAGACTATTAGATGCTTCTACAAGTCTCTGAGAGAAACTTGTGTATGGTCTTGGATAGTTTCCACCACCACCAAAGGTCCATCCAGATGGAGATGCTCCAGCACTACCATATACAGGTGTATAATTGGGTCCTAGGAACGGAGTAGGACCCAATCCCATTTCAAATGGCGTTGTAATTGCAGTCATTGTCCTATAAGTCTTCCAGTGTTTACAGTAGTCTCATTCAAGAAATTGCTTGGGCAGTGAAGTGTTGTATAGTTGCTATTACCTACAAGTGTCTTAAATCCGGCAACTGTTGGTTGTAAAAGATAAAAGGTTCTATTAGGGTATGTAGTTCGAAACTGTTCCCACTTTGTATACATCCCAGCAAAGGTTTGAGTTCCTACATTCTCATCAATCACTGCAATACAAAGTCTTTGAGCACTTCCCATATTTTGGAATGAACATCCGGTGGATATACCAGCACGAACGTTTACTTTACCTTCAAGAACAATTGCAATCTCAGTATTGGGTTTTGTAAATTCAACGTCGTAACAATATCTACCTGGTTTTAATTTTGATGTCGTCCAATTGGGTATTGTCAGTTTAATTTTTCCAGCAGGTCTATCAACAAAAGAAATCGTAAAACTTACAGCAGTAGAACTATCTCTATGCTTTCTAATTTGTGCCCTGGCACTATATCCTGTGAGATCGACGACTCTACCGCCAACCTCAAACATGTCGTATTCTTGTGAATAATCAGCACCAGAGTCGATACTAATATTATGTACGTATGCCGACATCTTTTTTAACTATTTAGAACTAATTCGCGGAGAGCATCATAATAAGTTGTTGGATATAATGGACCAGAGAATATATTACTATCACCCTGAACGAATAAAATTCCGTTACCTATTTTTTCATATACAGTCAATGCTTTTGTACCATTTTCAATAGTGTAAACTGGCGTACCACCAGTCCATATTACGGAAGCATTATGATTTTCTGTGGTGGGAAAATTACTAGCAACTACTGCTGGATCTGTAGATCGATCGGCATTACCACTAAATCCTTGGTCAGTAGATGCTCTAATTGTAGTTCCAAGAAGAGTCATCATTGCATTTATATTTGCTTTACTGGAACAACCTACCTCAGAAGGATTACCATTCCACCATTCAACATTAAACCAAACAACACCACCTAGTTCAATATATTGTTTAATCTTAGTGAGATTTGTTGAATTTTCTAACAAATCTCTTGTGGTGCTATCACCAACATCAAAAGTACTACATTGATTGAAGTTCACACCCATATGAACCACACCATATTCTGAAATGTCATCAATAGTAATTACATCTTGATCTGTTGTATTTGTATCTGATGGTGCTGGATTTGATCCAGTACCGTGTATGCTCGATGAAGTTTCAAGAATAATTCCTAATCTTGCAAACGCATAATCTGTTTTTACACACTCACTAATAGGAGTATAGTCTTCTGCTGCATAGAACATACCTTCAATTACAATACTCTTCTTATAAGAAGAGTCAGTAAACATTACATCGTATGCATATCTTCCTGGTTTTATTTTTTCAGTTACATATTTATCCAATGACAATCTAATTTGACCATTACTTCTATCAACAAAGGACAGTGTGAAAGTTGCAGCAACACCAACGCTTTCTGGATGCTTTCTAATTTCAGACTTTCCAGTATAACCAGTCAGGTCTATTGGATTTCCATCAATATCATCAAGATAGAAATCTCTGTAAAAGTTTGATCCTGTATCGACAGTAATATTATTGACGTAGACTGCCATATTATAAGTCTTTATTGAATATTTATCAAGTGCTTGACAAGAACTGAAATATTGAATAGACTAGGTTTGTCCGGTTCAAAGATAAATAATAGCTCATTGAAAGCTATAATATGAGTTATGAAAATCCTTGGACTTACTTGGAACAACCTTTTGATAGCGATTCTATTGGGGACAACTTTGGTTTTGTTTATAAAATTACCAATCTCCTCAACGGTAGACAATACATTGGAAGAAAGTATTTTTGGTCTTTTAGAACGCCACCGGGAAAGAAACGAAAACAAAAACAAGAGAGTGATTGGAAGCGGTATTACGGATCTTGTCCAGAATTAAAAGAAGATATCAAAAAGACTAACAATAAAGTATTCTTTAAGAGAGAGATACTTTCTCTCCATACTACAAAAGGTCAATGTAACTATGAAGAAACAAAACAACTGTTTCTAAATAACGTATTGATTGAAGCACTTGACGATGGGTGTCCCGCGTATTATAATAGTAACATTCTAGGACGCTATATGCGAAAAGACTATGGAGACTTTGGAGAGTACTTTGCGTCAGGTTCATGATTGGTCCGTTGATCGTATTCACACACTCTCTGAATGTTACATCAGTCTAGAATCTGATGACAATGGAAAACTTGAAAAATCAGATTTTGTTGATAAGTCTTTAGAATTACTAGATGATGCTTTTTCCATCCAGCAAGAATTTGCCGAATGGTTAAATCCAGACATTTCAGATCACGATATTCTATCACTAGAATACATAGGAGATGACAATGGAAGAAACATCGAAGATTTTCAAAAGAAAGATTCTTGATAGAATCAAATACTTGACCAATCACGGTAAGCATCTAGAAGCGTCTGCTCTTTACAACAAATTTTTTAAATGATCAAAACTATCTTTGCTATGCTCGCAGCAGTTTCTCTAACGACTCCTGCGCTTGCTGATCCAATTGATGAAGATCAGTTCTTCACTGCCCACGCTCAAGGGTGTATGTTACTTAGGGAATGCACCGATTATGTTCAAGAACTTAAAACAGTTTCTGACCTTAATAAACACGAAGAACTTGCTAATATTGATTATAGTATTGTTGCTGATGAGTTTAACGCTCTCGTCCGATCACTTAATGCGGTCGGAGTTAAGGTTTTTCTAGCAGATATGCGATACTTCCCAATTGGTCATCGTGGGGTCTATCATACTGTGGGTAATAACTTCTTTTTGAATGTTGCTCATATGCATCGCCCTGGTACTATGATGTCAGTGATGCGACATGAAGGATGGCACGCTGCTCAGGATTGTATGGCGGGTAGTATTAAGAATAACTTCATTGCTATTATTCATAATCAAGAAGAAGTTCCTAAGATGTATCAGGCAATCGCAAAAAGTGCTTATAAGACACAACCACATGCAATTCCTTGGGAAAAAGAGGCATACTGGGCAGGTCATACTGAGGGTATGACTCAGGCAGCATTAGAATCTTGTGCAGCAGGAACGATGTGGACTGATTATGAACCAACCCCAATGACCCGTGAGTGGTTGGTTGAAAATGGTCATCTACCTAAATAATTTACATCCGATGCAGAAATCGGAAAAACCACCCAAGACAAACTCTTTGAACTAATCCTTATAAGTCTTATAATGTAGGGTTTGTTGTTGGAAAACTATTCTTACATATGGCACCTTTAACGAGGGACGTACTTATAAAAACCATCGTTGCCGATGAAATGGTCGGTCTTGGTGGAACAGATTACGTTCAAAACTTAAAAAGTACATATCATAAATGGGAACATCAGGGAAGTGATGTTCTCTGCCAAAGATACAACCAAATAAACCACACAAACATCACAGTAGATGCACTAAAACCATAAATAACAGAGCCTTGCTCTCTATAAATGGCGGAAGATAAATCCAAAGTTGTAGAGAAGGAAGACCACGATGAAGATAAAAGTGAAGTTCTTGGTAATCTTGTAAAAGTTGTTGTACTTATTTGGTCTGCCTCTCTCCTTACATTCTCTTACGTAAGACTTCCCAACGGTCAAAAGATTCTAGATTTTGATCCTACTTTTATCGCATCAGTCTTCTCTGGATCGTTAGCTGCGTTCGGACTTTCTCCTGCCAAGGCAGGTGGTAATGGAAAAGCAGTAGCGAAGAAGAAAGAAGAACCACCAGTCCAGTCTGCAATTGAACCAAAGCGATAAGTTAGCATATCAACTTATTAGTTGACTTAGTAGTAAAATTGAAGTATAGATAATTACATATGCAAATAGGCATATGAAAAAGTTAAACAAGTTCGTTTTAGGTTTTACAATTTCAATTATTGACTACCTCTATCGGGGTAGACATTTTCAACGTTTTTGGGTGCTTGAGGAGATTGCTCGGGCACCCTATTTTGCTTTTTTGAGTGTACTCCACTTGCGTGAATCATTAGGTTTACGTGGTCAGTGGCACATCTATCTGATGAAAGAACACTTCGAGCAATCAGTCAATGAAACAGAACATCTTGAATACATGGAAAGTCGGGGTGGTAATAATTATTGGATTGATCGTTTTTTTGCCAGACACCTCGTCATTGTCTATTATTGGATTAATGTGGTTTATTATTGGTTATTTCCTCGCGCTGCTTACCATCTCTCATACGAAATAGAGATGCACGCTGCTGAGACATATGCAAAGTATCTTGCATATGAAGATTATAATGATAAGGATATTTGGAGAATTATGAATGATGAGATTCAACATTTTCAGGAACTTGCTGAAGCGATGAGAATATTAGATCCAGATCATTTAACTGTGAGGGAAAAGGATCGTGAACCATTCCCACCAGATGTAAGCGATTTGGTAAAGAGTTATGAATCTTGTCCTGAGACCATTAAATGACATAAACGATGTCACTTGGAGTATTATTATATCTTTGATAATACTCCTTATTGGAGTTGCTTACTACATATATACAATTATGAAACTCGCTTATTCGGAGTTAGAAGAAGATGCCGAACCAGATCGAACTGAAGGATGCTCAACAGGATCAGGAGATAGCACTTCTGAAACACAGAGTTGAGCAACTTGAAAATGAAGGTCCAACTGCCGATGCTGAGATGATTAAAGAACTCCGTGAGAGAGTTCGTAAACTTGAAAAATGGGTATGGGGTGCTGGTGCTGTCATCACTGCTCTCATAACTATTGTTGGGTTGGCATCAGCATTAGAATCAAAGGAACTTCCAATTACAACTGAGGTAACCAGTTATGCAAAAATTAATTAATGTACTCGCGGTGTCGTCTTTTGTTGTATCTGCTTCCGTTGTCGGTGGCGGTGTTTATGTTTATCTTAACAAAGATGCAATGATTGAGGATGCTAAGGAAAAGATAACAAATGCAGCAACAGAAGCAATTGCAGGGGCACTTCCTGGATTGTTAGATGCAGCAATGCCAGAACTTCCTGGTGCTACTGGTGGTGCTATTCCTATGGGAGAAGATAAGGGTGGTTCTGTACCTGGAATGAGACTTCCTTAATGGCAGAGATTCCTGATATTGGTATTAGAAATGTGGAAATTCGTGATGTAAGTATTCCAAACTGGATGACTACACCCCCACAAGCAATCCCACCTGTTGTGCCAGTAACTCAGCAGTTGGGAGTTCCTGTGATTGATATTCCTGGTTGTGTTGAGGCACACTTGGATAATGATGATGGAAAGAATAAAAGTCTTACGAATGATGATCCTGATGGTGCCAGGGTTTTCTGTGACGGTAATATACCATCATATAATCCGATAGATTATACGCCGGAGAATATGACAATTACTCGACCAGCAGAAGTTCCCAAAGTACCTACACCAGAAACACCAGAGATAAAACCTCCAAAGATTCCTAAAACTGCTGCACCTGCTACTGCTGTTGTTGAGGAGCAACCAGAACCAGAGCCTGAGATTCCTTGGCAAGAAAAATATTTACCAACACCAGAAGCAGCAACTACAACTGCTGCCATTGCTGTGGTTGCTACAACATCAGCACTGTTAGCAAAACCGTTGGCAGATTTACTGTTGAAAGTAATCAAACCAACGATTAAGAAAGTTATTAAAAAGATTTCCCAGATTAGGGGGAAACAGGCACAGATCGAGTCCGTAAAGGAGCGCCGAGATCAGCAGCGGATTCGCTCACACGCGATTCGGAAACTGAAGGGGAAGGAATAGTATGACGATGTGGTTTGATATGAGTTACATTATCAACCACTACGTCTGCACATATTGAATAATAAGGACTTCTAGGATGAAAGCGGATTCCTTCCTTTAACAAATTTCCACAATTCTTCAATCTGGCGATTTCAAAATCTAATCTTTTGTTAGCAGTTAATTGTTGTTGCAATGCAATCTGTGTTGCTACTGCTTCTTTACATTGATCTTGTAACTTCTTATCTAACGGTCTAGACCAAGTAGCACTAAATCCAATAGAAAGGTTGGTATTATTTTTTTGTCCAGTTCTTGTTGGAACATAGTATAAAATGTTTCCCGGATTATCCGGTGCTCCGTCGTCATTTAAGTCACGCATATCATAAACGGGAGAATCATAATATGGTTCGTATGGGTGTTGTTGACTAAATGCACCTGTTACATACGGTGTAAAGTTTAAAGTGGGACCTTGACATTGTATTCCTCCCCCGTAAGTATTAGTGATGTATGGGCCTTGTAAAACCTGGATCGCCTGGTTGGTGACGCTTCCGGAACTATTAGCAACCGGCGCTGCTGTTGCACTTACACCACCTACATCTGCTCTGACTGGTGTTGCAAACAGTAGTGCTATTATTGCTGGAATATACTTGTAGTGTCGGTTACGCTTGTGACCTCGGTCGTTCTTTGGATAATTGTATGATTGCTGAGACCCGGACCTGAATACGTTTCTGTGAACTGAAACGCTGCTCCTGGTGTTGACTGCTTGTACGTCGGAGTTGCCGTTACCCCTTTCCATGATGATGTCACCCCGTTAATAGTTACATTTATATTGCCAGTTGAAGGACTTAATGTCCCACTGGTTGGTTCGATACCATTTCCTGTTGCAGAATATTGATATCCTGTGTTATAGTCCATCGAATTGATGGTCTCGGTCACCTTGGAAGTGGTTTCCGTATGGCTAGTCATGGAGCCCTGAGTGAAGTTCGGGACCACCGGCACGGAATATGCGGGTTGCACTAATCCATGGATAATGCCAAGAACCAACCCTAGCCCGATTGCCTCTTGTAATCTAGTCATCAGTCGATAACAGTGATCTCAGAAACGAATTGTCCTGTTGCACTTGTACCTGCTCCGCCTGCCGTTACATCGATAGCGCCATCTTGTCCGATAGTACCTGCTAGATCACCAGCAGTTCCAGCTGAGTAAGAGGTAATTGAGGAGTAGTTTGGAACTTCACCTACTGTCGGTGCAGATGTACTTAAAGCATCACCTTGAGTAAATGAGGTGCTGAAAGAGAACGCTTCTCCATCAGTAGCATTTAATTGGTTTGCTGAAATAGTACCAGGAGCATAGACTCCACTGCTAATGGTTCCCGTAGAAAGCATTCCAGCAGTGGTTCCGTCCGAAGTTCCTACATTCGTACCAGAAATCGCGTAGGAGTTGCCTACTCTGGATGCAGTAGTACGAGCAGCATCAACAGTTAGTTGAACGCTGGTAGCGTGTTTTGTAACAAGTCCGCCAGCATGAGATGCACCTGCGGTCATCAATAACATAGCAAAAGCAAAAAGACCTGCTTTCATTGTGATTAGTGATTACGTCTTGGCTTTATTTAGGGATTGACATTCTGTATCATATGAACTATAATGTGGCGTAACTTAAACCGGATGGTTATGAAAATGGCGGCAAACATCCTAGTCGCATCCGCACTAGCAGCAACCGCCACTGCTAGTGTACAGTTTATTTCA